TCAGGAGTGGGGCGCTATTGTTTGCGATGAGGCCACAGCGATCAAGGGGTTTAAATCAAAGAGGTCAAAGGCTGTTAAAAAGTTATCTGCCAGTGTCCCTATACGTTTTGCGTTGACTGGAACACCTATTGAGAATGGTAGACCAGAAGAGGTCTACAGCATCATGCAGTTTGTAGATCCTACATTGCTTGGTCGTTTTGATTTGTTTGACCAAACTTTTATTGTTCGCAATCATTTTGGTGGAGTCCAGCGATATAGAAACTTACAACTATTCCATGACAAGATGAAAAGTTCCTCCGTTCGAAAGGTTCAGACAGATGCAGACGTTGCTCCATATCTTCCAGACACTATTCATCGTGACCCTATGTTTATCTCCTTTGATAAGAAGACTTCTTCGCTTTATAATTTTATAGCAGATGAACTAAGCAACGAACTTTTTGAGGCACAGCAGTTGCTAGGTGCTAACTTCTCGTTGATGGCTCACTACGGTCATGATAGCAAACCAGGAAGTCCAGCAGATCAGTTGCGTGGTTCGATCATGTCCAAAATAACCGCTCTTCGTATGTTGTGTGATGACCCAAACCTCTTGCATAAGAGTTCAGATAAATTTGACGAACACATGGGTGAAGGTAGTGCCTACATTAACAGTTTAAAAACAAGAGACTTACTTGAAGGAGTCACCCGCAACCCGAAGTTAGATGCGTTAAAAGTTTATGTCAAAGACCACCTAGACACTGACCCAGAAGCAAAGGTAGTTATTTTTACTTCTTGGGTAGGGATGCTTGAAAGTATCCAAGACGCTGTTAGTGGAACTTTATACACGGGGTACATGAATGCTAAGGAGAAAGAAGCAAGCAAGATGAAGTTTCTTACAGATCCAGAGTGCCGTGTATTCATCTCGTCAGATGCTGGGGGTTACGGGGTAGACCTTCCTAACGCCAACCTGCTCGTCAACTACGACTTACCATGGAGTGCAGGACTGGCGGTACAACGAAATGGCCGAATCAAGAGAGCATCCAGCCGTTGGCCTAGTATTACTATTCAAGACATGTTGATTGCAGATTCGATTGAAGAGCGCCAACATGATATGCTCCAGCAGAAGAACGCTATAGCAGATGCAGTTATTGATGGGCAAGGTATCAACGCTAAAGGTGGAGTCGATCTTACTGTTGGTAGTCTGATAGGGTTCTTACAGAAAGCAAGACCATAGGGGGAAACATGGCAAGAGTAAAAGCAACAGAATCACGAGAAGAAGATCCGCTCATTAAAGATGCACGAGAGTTTTCTTTTCTTAAACAACAAATTGACTTCTTAGAAAAACAAAGCAAAGAAGTTCGTGAACGTTTATTTTCTCAACTAGATGAACTTGGTGAAGTAGACGACAAAGGTAACATTATTATTGAATTACCTGAAGAGGTAAATGGATTTGGTGCTGTTGTTAAGCAGCGTCGTGTATCACGTAAGATCGATGAACTTATTGCAGAGGAAATCATTACTGAAAAAGGAATGGAAGATCAACTGTATAAGACAATCCGTGTTGTAGATGAGGATGCTTTAATGGCTGCTCTTTACAACGACGAACTAACAGAGTCAGAGATTGATCTTATGTACCCACAGAAAATTGTGTGGGCGTTAGTGATGAATAAGAGATAACACATGGCAGGCTTACGTGGACAAGATGAGATTGATGCAGCATTTGCTGACCTTGAATACATCCCTGGTTCTAAAAAGAAGCGTCGTGATCTAGACCCAAAAGTTTCTCGTCGTAAAAGCGGTGAGAGTAATGGTTGGGATGCAAATCCCGTCATTAAAACATTAGGTGGAATAGAGACAGAGGTATTCACAATCGGTGCATTAGCACTTGCGTTGGAGAAGACTATTGTCACTATCCGCTTATGGGAACGCAAGGGATATATTCCTCGTGCACCATATCGTCTTCGGTCTAAAACACTTAAAGGTGAGAAGACTGGAGGCAACCGAGTTTATACTCGTGCACTAATAGAGTCTTCGATTGAGGAATTCAATCGTAGAGGACTACTTGGTTCTGCTCGTGTAGAGTGGAGCCAACACGAAGACCTTACAGAGGCTTTAGTAAAGCGCTGGAAGGAAATCACATCCACCGAGAGCCGTTAGGCCTCATTACCAGAAAGAAACAAATGCCAATTACAAAACCACAGGTAGATGCAGACGCATACCTCGACGAGGATAGCGAAACTGCAACACCAAAAGTAGGAACAACTGTTCAACAAGGATGGGATGCAATCGATGCTCTCGTCACAAAGACAGATGGAGATTTTCCAACTGACTTCCGTTTCTCCGAAGAACCACAACTTGTAAAGTTCCTCGAAGATCGTCCATTTGCTTCATACGAACAACACTGGATTGAACGCCCTAAAGGTAAGAAGTCCTTTGTTTGCTTGGGCGACAACTGCCCACTATGCGATGTACTAGGTGATAAGCCTCGTGGGAAGTTCGCATTCAATGTCCTTGTTCTTAGCGGTGAGACACAGGGCGTTCAAATTCTTACAGCACCACCATCACTTGCTCGCCAGATTAAGAAGGCGCATGATGATGAGCGCAAAGGACCTCTTGATAAAGAGTTCTGGGAAATTTCTCGATTAGGTATGGGCCCAACTACGCAGTATACCCTCAACTTCGTTCGTGGCCGCGATCTAGCAGAGGAATGGAAGTTAAGCAGTGACGCTGTTACAGAGACTGTAGCAGCCGCTGTACCGTTCACAGCAGAAGTAATTAGGGAGACCCCTCGCTCCGAAATGCTTGAGGTTGCTCGTTCTGTAGCGTAACTGCACTTCCAAGAGAAGGGGCCTGTTTACTTCCGTTTCCAGGCCTCTTCTCACTACAAAGATTGAGGGATCATGAATATCATTACAACAAAAGAACAACTAAAAGACCTTGTTGAGTTTTACTCCAAGGTAGATGCATTTGCATTTGATGTGGAAACAGTTGGTGAAAACCGTATCCAACCTGTTGTTAACGACGTTATGTGGATCTCATTAGCAACAGAAGATCGCACTGACGTAATCCCCATGGGACACCCGAACGGTGAGTTCCTTCATTGGGATAAAGAATTACTACTAAGTGGTCAACGCAAACTTGCTGCGGGTAAAGAATTAAAAGAGATAGATTACTCAAAAAATGAAGCAAAGTGGACTCCAGTCTTTGATGCACCACCAGCACAACTTCTTCCTGGGGATGTATTCAAAGCATTAAAGCCTTTGTTCTTTAGCAACCAGTTAAAGATTGGACACAATGTTAAGTTTGACTTGAAGTCAATTGCTAAATATTACCGTGGAGAAGTTCCTAAGAAGCCGTTCTTTGACACGATGATGGCTTCATTCATTATTGATAACCGCAACAAGAACATGCTAGGACTTGCTGCGTGTGCAGAAAGAACGCTGAAGGTTAAGGTTGAAAAAGGTATTGGAGCCATGGTTGAGGTTCACTCCTTTAGCGATGTCGCTTATTACTCAGGATTTGACTCAGAGGTTACGTGGAAACTGTACAAGGCCTTAGAGCCACGCCTGGAGGGAAGTCTCAAGCGTGTATGGGCATTGGAGATGGATGTTGTAGCAGCCTTATGCGATATGGAACTTGCTGGAGCCAACATCGATGTAAAAGAACTCACACTATTAAAGGCACGTCTTGAGAAAGACATCGACCTTGCACGAGCAAAGGCATGGAAGTTAACTGGCAAACCTTTCTCCATGAACTCAGTAAAAGAGAAGCAAGAATTATTATTCTCTTCTAAAGAAGAAGGTGGAAGAGGAATTCGCCCTAACCTACGTATACGCATTGCGCTTACTACAAAGGGTCAAGAGGTTGCTGCAAGTACTCCAGAAGCATTAACTATTCGTCACTACTCAGTATCTTCTGATGCACTGGAGTTCTACAGAAAGAAAGATGAACTAGTAGATGCAATCTTGGAGTATCAAGACTTAAACAAGTTAATGACAACCTACGTAATGCCTTACCTAGGTGGAGAGATTACTCGTACAACCATGGGTAAAGAAAAGATTGTTGATAAGAAGAGCCTTATGATTAACGGCAAAGTACACACAAACTTTAAAGCACATGGAGCAGAGACTGGACGTTTCTCCAGTAGTGACCCTAACTTACAGAACATCCCTAGTAGCGGTGAGTACGGAAAACTTATTCGTAACTTGTTTATTGCCCCACCAGGATACAAGTTAATTGTTGCTGACTACTCACAGATTGAGCCACGTATCATTGCAGCATTCTCAGGTGATCCAATCATGGTAGAGAACTACAGGACTGGTGGAGACATCTACACGACCATTGGTGACACCATGAAGGTAGATCGTAAAGCAGGTAAGGTGTTAGTTCTATCGATTGCTTACGGTGTTGGACCAGAGAAGATTGCACAAAGTATTGGTTGCTCTGTAACAGATGCAAAAGATTTGTTGGCTCGATTTGAGGCGCAGTTCAATGACATCTCTAAGTACAAAGCAAAAGTAATTCGACAAGCAACTGGGAAAGCCCCTATACCATATGTAGAAACGATCTTTGGCCGTCGTCGCTATATCCCAGAGTTAAAGAGTCAAGAACGAGGACTAAAGTCACGAGCAGATCGTCAGGCATTTAATACAGTAATTCAAGGATCTGCTGCAGATTTAATGAAATTAGCGATTGTTAGAGCACATTCTTGTTTTACTGATGAACCAGGTGTGAATGTTGTTTTGACTATCCACGATGAGTTGGTTACCGTTGCTCGTGAAGATCTAGCAGAAGAGACAGCCGAAGCAATTCGTGAGTCGATGGAAGGTATCCACCTACCAGAGATTACAGTTCCTCTTATTGCAGATGTAAAAATTGTTAACAAGTGGGGAGAAGCAAAGTGAGTAATGCTGATTGGTGGGCTAAACAATTAAACGCACAACCACAAGCACCAGCGCAACAGGTGCCTGTCTCAGCACCTCGTCCAGTAAACAACCCAATGCCACCGTCGCAACAACCGATGGCTCAGTTTCAACCTGTCCAACCACAACAACCAGCATCACGAGCACAGAGTGCGTCACAAACTGCATCGTGTCCTGAGTGTGGTGGAACAAACTACATGTCTGTACAGAACGCAGCCCCACGTTGTTATGACTGTGGGTACCCAATAAGCCAATCAGGAAGTCGTTACGGATCATTGACTGGTGCAAAAGTCGAAGGTAACGCAAAGAGCGCTATAGGTAATGATGTTCAAAGTAATTGGAACCCACAAGGAATTATCGGGAGAGTAGACTAAATGAATGATGAAGCGAGAAAAATTGTTGCTACCCTTAACAAAAAGTTTGGCAATAATGTGGTGGTTATTGCGTCTGACATTCGGTCTGATCTTATTCCTCGTATTACTAGTGGGTCTACCACTCTTGATTATGTTCTTGGTGGTGGTTTCCCTGGTAATCAATGGAATGAACTTATTGGCGAACCATCGCATGGAAAGACAGCAGTCGCGCTTAAAACAATCGCAGCAAACCAAGCGCTAAAAGAAGACCACACAACTGTCTGGGTTGCTGCAGAGCAGTGGGTTCCAGAGTACGCAGAGATGTGCGGAGTGGATACCAGCAAAGTAATCGTTATTGAAACAAACATTATGGAAGAGGCTTATCAAGCCGTTATAGAGTTCGCAGAATCAAAGTCAGTGGACGCTATTGTCATTGACTCCCTTCCTGCCCTTTCACCTGCCCCTGAAATGGAGAAGGACATGAATGAGATGACTGTTGGAAGGGGAGCACTCCTAACCAATAAGTTCTTTCGTGTAGTTGGTTCTGCAATCAAGCGCAGTCTGGTTGAAGATGAACGTCCAGTGCTCGGTCTCATTATCAATCAGTACCGCATGAAGATCGGTGTAATGCACGGTGATCCTCGCACTACTCCTGGAGGTGAAGGAAAGAATTATGCATTCTTTACTCGCTGTGAGATTCGTCGTGATGAGTGGATTGAGATTGGTCCTAGCGGTAATAAGAATCGCATTGGTCAACGCATCAAGGTTCGCACATTAAAGAATAAGACAGCACCACCACAACGTGTTGCCTACTTTGATTTTTACTTTGCAAATGGCGGAGACTGTGCCGCAGGAGAGTATGACTTTGCAAAAGAAGTTGCATCGCTTGCTGTAGTCAAAGAGATCATTCAACGTAAGGGTGGATGGTATTACTTTGGCGAAAGAAAGTGGCAAGGTATTGATCCAGTAATTGCAAGTATTCGTGAAGAAGTTGACTTAAAGGAACAGATTCAAAAGTTAGTATTTGACACATCAGACCTACCAATGGCGGAGGAAAGCGATGACTAAAAAGTTTGTTGTAAATGATGAAGGCTGGGCACAGGTACTAGAGAAGGGCGTAGAGGATTACACCGACATGCTTTTTGAAGCGGTGTGGGATGGTACTGAGGACTTAATACCTGAGACCTTGTCAGGGGAACCGTTCTGTGGTTGTGGCACTTGCTTCTGGAGAGAAGCCTTATTTTTCCTTGTACCTAGATTGATTGAGGGTTACGAGGAAGGCAAAATAGAACTTGAAGACTGAAGGTCAGAAGCAATCCCAGAAGCATGAAAAGAGACTGGCCAAAAAAATTGGTGGGTCTACTAACGCTGCGTCTGGGGCCTTTTGGTCTCGCAAAGGTGACGTTCGATCAACAGATCTTTTGATTGAACACAAGTGGACAGGCAAGAAAACCAAAACCATTAAATCAGACGAATTAAAGAAGATAACTACAGAAGCAATTCTGGATGGACGAATGCCAGTGTTTGGCCTTCATCTTGACGGAATCAACTACGTAATACTTCTTGAAGACGACTTCCTAGAGATGAGAGAGAACCTAGACAACCATGGAAGACTTTGATGAACCAGAGTACGCATGGAGATACAAGGCACGATGCTCAGGCCAAGACACGGATATATTCTACCCTCCACGTGACAAGGAGCAGTACAAAGACATTGCTAACCAGGCAAAAGCATTTTGTTTTGGTGAAACAGGAAAGAACCCTTGCCCAGTACGAGCAGAGTGTCTATGGGACGCAGTCAGAAGAGACGAGCCTCATGGGATATGGGGAGGACTCAGCCACCGAGAAAGAAATGCTCTAATGCGAAAGTGGCAAAAACTTAAGAAAACTAAAAAAACCCAACAGACTCTAGAAGAATTTATTTTCAGCATAGACAAGGAATACTAATGCCGTCCAAGACAGACTTCCAGAAGTACTTAGACACTAAGAAGACAGATAGTCGTCTTACTGGTCATATTGAAAGACATCTTATGAAGAAGGCTCCAGGAGATCGAAGCACTCTTGTACTTCACCCATCAGAGATGATCAAGGCTGACTTCTGTCATCGCTACTCTTACTACTTACTTACTGGTGGCAAGAAGATGGAGAAGAACCCTGGATTGACATTGCAAAACATATTTGATGAGGGTCACTTCATTCATGAGAAGTGGCAGAACCGCATCTATGAGATGGGTAATCTATGGGGAGACTTCAAGTGTATAAACTGCAACGGCATTACCTCTGGACTATCTCCTGAAAAATGTCAGCATTGTGACTGTAAGACTTTAAGGTATGACGAAGTAAAGATGCTAGATCCAGAGTTACGTATTGCTGGACATACTGATGGCTGGGTAAAGAATCTAGGTGATGACTTCTTAATTGAGATCAAATCGATTGGTGAAGGAACGCTGAGATTTGAAGCACCAGATCTTTTGTATGATGCAGATGGTGATCTCAATAAAGCGTGGAAGAATATCCGTCGTCCATTCAGAGGCCACTTACTGCAGGGACAGATGTACTTGGAACTGTCTAAGCGTATGTTTGGCGTTGAGGCCCCTAAAGAGATCGTATTCCTGTATGAGTTAAAGTCTAATCAGGCATACAAGGAGTTTACGATCAAGGCTGACTACGAAGTTGTTGACCGTATTTTCTTTAAAGCAGAAAAGATTATTAAAGCAGTGGAGGCTGGAGTAATGCCTGACTGTAATGTTAATGAGAACGGTTGCAAGCAGTGCAATCAGATTGAGAACTAATGTTAAACCTAGGTGATGGATCAAAGCAGGCTGTCGATAAGATGAAGGCGCAGAACATAAACCTGTGGCCTGAGCAAGACAAGCAGCCACCTATGCCTAAGGACATCTCTTTGTTGGAGAGTGATGAACTCAGCGCCCTGTTCACACGCCTAACAGCCTGGTCTAACTTTGTAGCAGGACAGTTAGCAGCATCACAGGTAGACGAGAAGGTGCTTGAAAAGCGCAGGGATATGCTGGAAGCAAAGTTGCTGATTATGAAAGACACCAGTAAGGTTAAGGGTGAACGGGTAACCATGATGAAGGCTCAGGTGATGGCTGATCCAGACTTTATGGAGATCGAGGAACGTTATATGAATGCCTATGCGTATCGCAAGATGTTAGAGGTTGTTTACAACAACTTCGAGCGTGATGTGGCGCTGGTATCTAGGGAAATCACTCGTCGAACAAACGACGTACGAACGGGACGAAAGGATAAGTTCAACACATGAAAAAATTACTTACACTACTTGTATCAATTACGGTACTTTTTACCACGGCGGTACCAGTACATGCAGAGGTAGCACCAACAGTTGTTGTCATTGACACTGGAACTAACACATCCCTATTCAAGGACAGTATTGCGTATGAAGTTTGTTTAGTGACTTCTTACCTATGTCCTAACGGGAAGATGACGATGGAGGGAACTGGAGCATCTAATATTCCAGTATCAAAAGACAAAGCACTTAACCATGGAACACAGATGATCTCCTTGGTTCTTCGTTTTAACCCAACAGCAAAAGTTATCCCTATTCGTATAGTAGGTATATCACCATCAGGTGTTCCTGGGTTCTATTCAATGGAGGATGTGCAGTCTGCCCTTAATTGGGTTGTTGCCAATCGAGTCAAACACAACATTGCAGTTGTTAGCCTTGCACAAGGAGCAATCTTTGCAAACTGTCAAGTTCCAACAGGAATGGCAGCAAACATTGCAACACTTAAAGCAGCAAATGTTCCATTGATTACCGCAGTAGGCAATAATAGTAATCGCAAAGACGTGTTTTCACCAGCATGTCTTCCTGATACAGTCTCTGTTGGTGCAACAGACAACCCATGGCCTGGTATGCAACCTATTGAGTACGACAGGGCTGCTTCACCATACATCGCACGTTACAGTAATGGCGCACAAGGACAGACTGACTTCTTCTTAAATGGTCGTTGGAACGCGATGCAGTTAGATGGCAAAACCAAATTCACTACAGGAACATCAGGAGCAACCGCAGCACTTGCTGGTTGGTGGCTACTGCATAGAAAAGCAACCTTTGACGAAACATTCAAGGCATTGATGGCAACAACCATTGATGCCAAGAATCAATTCCAGACAGGAAGGTACATACTTCTACCGTGATTATCGGACTATCGGGTTATGCTCGTTCTGGAAAAGATGAGGTAGCAAAAATTCTAGTTGAAGATTACGGTTTTATTCGTGTTGCTTTTGCAGATAAAATACGTGAACTTCTTTACGAGATGAACCCGATAGTCGATATTCATTATCATTTAAAACCATTGGTAGACGCATATGGTTGGGATGAAGTAAAACGACGTGCCCAAGTACGAGAGATGCTACAGAATGTAGGAGTTGGTGCACGTTTGCTTTTTGGAGATATGTTTTGGGTTCATCAAGCACTGGCATCTTTGTCACTTGATTCCAACATAGTAGTAACAGATGTTCGATTTTCTAATGAAGCAGATACTCTAAAGTTAAACGATGGACAAGTTTGGCGAATTAAACGACCAGGAGTAGAAGCAATAAACAATCATGTATCAGAGCATGAATTAGACGGGTACAAAGTAGACATGATTTTAAAGAACGAGGGTACGTTAGACGATTTGCGAGAGTTAGTTCGCAGACGAATGGCCTTCGTAAATGCCTACTAAATTATTTGATGGCGGGTTAACCAAAGATCAAGCACTTATCGGTATTGGTATTGACCAATCATTAACTGGGTTTGCTTTATCCGCAGTAAGTATTGCGGAACCTAAAAAACACATTACATGGGTATACAAGTCTCCCTACTTTGGTATTGAACGTCTCGTAGACATTCGTCAGTGGTTGATTGACACACTCGACTATGTCTCTGAAGATCATGGCATCGTAGACATCGCCATGGAGGGGTCAGTTCTTGCCAGTCATGCAGCATTAGTCCTTGGTGAGTTGGCTGCTGTAGTTAAGATGGCAATCTATGATTACTTTGGTGAAGACGAGAACTGTCGCTACCCTTTAAAAATTCCACCAATGACATTGAAAAAATACGCAACAGGTAAAGGAAATGCCAAAAAACAAGAGATGTTGATGCAAATATACAAGCGTTGGGGCATTGAGTTCAACGATGATAACGCCGCAGACGCCTACGCTCTAGGAAGGCTTGCTGGAAAAACTGCGATTGATAAAATTGAGGAAGCAGTAGCCAAACAAATTGAAGACCCCAAATACAGAGACCAAGCCAGACTTTAGCCGTACCATTTAGTCCAGGAGCGGCACACCAAATCGAACCAAAGGACTAATAACTGTGACAGAATCAACATCACCAATCTCTGCTGAAGAGCCGTTTTTACGTGTCAGCGCATCTTCCAACCCTCAGAGCGTCGCTTCAGCAATTGCTCACGCAATCTATGACAAGAAGGAAGTAAAACTTCGTGCCGTAGGTGCAGGAGCGGTAAATCAGGCAGTTAAAGCAATTGCAATTGCTAGAGGCTACGTAGCCCCACGAGGTATGGATTTATCATGTATTCCAGGATTTACCACAATTGAATCTCGTGACGGTGAAATCTCTGCGATTGTCTTTGCCATTACAGCCAACTAAAACAGCCTTATCCTTAGATCAAGATTAAGGAGTCAACATGGCCAATTGGACAGATATGGGTCACGCAATGCGTCGTCGCATGGGCGCACCTTCAAACCATCATGAATCGGTAGGTAAGAGAATGAAAAACAACCTAACACCAGAGCAGATCGTGGCAACAGGCGCACGTGCCTACATGGGTAGCGCAGCAGGTGGCTTTACTGCACCGAGTGCAACTCCAGTTGCTGGAAAGTTAATGCCTAAGAAGAACACACAGGCTGGCGATCCAACAATCATGAACAAGGCAAACCGTCAGAACCTTGAGTACAAGGGTGCACAGCACCGTATTACTGCAAAGATGCCTGCACCGATTAACTCGGAAGCAGGAGCAACGATGGCTAACGCTCGAATTGTTCCTTCCGTTATGGGAAAACAAACACCTAACTTTAACAGCGGCGTAGATAGCCCTTACTAACATGAGTGACTCAATCTCATCGAGTCAGTTTCAAGCAGTACGACCAGACATGACACCTCCGCTGTCATTAAGTAAAGCAACAACTGGTAGTGCAGCGCAAGCAACTGCATGGCGTAATCAATCCATCGGTAAAGGTGGACCTTTATCGTACTCATCTAAAACTAGAGGAACGACCTTTAGTTGGGATGACACTGCAGCCACTCCTTCTGCTCCTCAATCTCAAGGCTCAGGTAGAAGCCAGTGAACCGAAAGCGTCCTGTAATTCGTTCAGAAAAACTAACTCGACCTGAGGGTGTTCACCCTGCGTTGAGTGCAGTCGAATTTGCAGCACGCACAAATGCTAAGCCAGTAAGTGATCGTGGACTAACAATGAACGTTCGCACTGGAGTTACTACCGATGAGCAACCAGCAGTTGGATATGCAGTTGGTGGAGAACGCGATGTACAAGGTCGCCGTATTAACACTAAGAAAGTTAATACAGGAAGTAAAGACCCTAAAATTAGCGCAAATGAAGTTTCTAAGTTCTCAGAAAAAGTACGCATGGGAACTAAAGATAAGAATGTAAACATTGGCTCATGGGTAGACCCAAGTAAGCCAAAGAGCGGTGTTCAATTAGATGCCTCTCGTGTATACACAAGCAAAAAAGAAGCCACAAAGAAGATGGAAGACCGTAAAGAGGATGCGATGTACAACGTCCAGACTTACGAGAACGTTCCTAATCTTAAGAAAAAGCCAAGAGAGAAGAACCGATAATGGCTGGCGGATACAATAACTTTTCACCATCGCAGAACTGGCAATCGCTAGGTGGCGGTGGTCTTGCTGGATACAACAATCAAGGTGGTGCAGGTACTCCTGT